AAGCGTTGTCACACCCCAAGCCTCCTGCGCGTGCTGCTACTCATCTGTAAGCGCCGTAAAGTTTGCTGCTCACCCTGTTTAGCACCTTGTTGAGCCGCTTGCCTCATACCGGCTTGGAATTGATCAGCGGTGACATAATCAACATTGTTGATGCGTTCCACGCTATAACGCACGTCGATTGGTGCGGCAACTGCTGTTCCGCTACCTTCGCCACTGGCGCCGCCTTCACCGCTTTCGGGAATAACAGAATTGCCGCGAGCACCACGCGAATAGCGCATCATGCTTTCCTTCATTTTGCTTTCAGGAATAACGTATTCCGGCTCAGAGCCTTCGCCAATGATTGCATTGGTCGGCTTGTTAACAAAACCACCTTCGGCGAAAAAGCTTTTATCTAGATCAAAAGGACTTGAATCGGAAACATTAAGATTTGGGCCGCCAAAACCAGCCCCCTTAGGCATTGAAACGCCAAGCGCTTTCATGATAGTTCCGTACAAAATCATTGCAAGCTGCTGAGCAATGATTTTTGTCGCCATCTCAAGGAAGTGCTCAGCAACGGCCGACATCATGTCAGCCAATGCTTCTTCACCTGATTTTGCTCCTGTAATCAGTGAACGGAACGAATTTGCAAATGCATTGCTAATTGCTTGAGCACCTGCAGCAACTTGATTTTCAAGTTTGACCAACTCTTCAAGCTGTTGCTTCATTTGATAACCGGGATCAGCCTCAAGCTGTTTCTGAAGAAGTTCTTGACGCGCTTTTTCTTCTTCTGCCAAACTTTTCAGCGCATTGTCTCTTTCTTCTGCCTGCTGCCGATCAATATCTATATTTTTCTGCTTAAAGGCAAATAAAGCCTCTTCTAAGGCATTGCGTTTTTCAAGCGGCAGCAAATTATCCTCTGCAATTTTTTGCCTTTTGATCATTAGCTCAAGCGTTGCAATTTCAAGTTCATTGCCAGCCAATTGCTGCTCGCGAAGATCCTTATTCAGTTCATATAAACGCTGCGACATATCAACACGTTCCTTTGTTGCCCTAGGTCTTGCGCCGCGAGATCTACCTGTGCGCTTAGGCAATGAAATGGGTGTTGGTAAAACAGGTGTTGGTGGAGTAACTGTTGGTTTTCCATCTTGAGCTTTTTTGGGCTTTTCGCCCACCATCATTTCAGACAAACCTGGAATTGAATTCAATGCAAACGTCAATGGGCCAAATTTGCTGATTAAGTCATTGACTTGAATTAACCGATCAAGCACTGGGCCTAGAACGCCTGACAAACCAGAAAAAGCAATCGTTAGGTTATCAATAGTTGTAGCCCATGTTTCAATGCCAGTTGTTAAATCATTAACAATGTCCAAGACGATTGGCAGTGCCAAATTGCCAATTGCAACTTGAAGGTCTTCTGTTCTGTTCGTTAAATTTTGCATTTGCTGCTGCGGCCCTTTTAGGGATTCCGCAAGCTGATCTGCACCTTCTCTTTCAATTCTTTGCAATGCTCGGATAACGACATCAGAAGTAATCATTCCTTCTGCTGCATAAGCTCTTAATTGGCCTTGAGCAATACCAGTCTCTTTGCTGATTGCAGTAAGGATTCCTGGAACTTGTTCAGAAATACTATTAAACTCATCTCCACGCAAAGCACCTGATCCAAGCGCTTGAGCAAGCTGCGTGAATGCGTTTTCAGCTTCGACTGCAGTAGCACCACTTAGCCGTGCAGCTGTATTAAATCCGTTGTAAGTGCTGACAATTTCCTCAAGCGAAGTCCCTACTGGTCGCAATCGTGCATAAACATTTGCCAAGGCTTTATTGGCTGTTGTTTGACTTTGACCAAAATTGACAGAAGCATTAGCGGCAGCCTGAGAAAGTGCTTCTACTTCGCCATATCCTTTTGCTAATGCTTTAATTCGACGCTCTGATTCTGTTCGAGAGATTGCTGCATTGACAATGCTTTGTGCTGTAGCAAATGACGCATATCCAATGGCCGCACTCTTGACGCTAGAAGCAAGAGAATCAAAGGCTTTACTGGTTTGTTGCGCATCACGGCCAGTGCCTTTCAGCTTTTGACCTGTTTTGCGTATAGCGCTTTGAGCTTTATTAAACGCCGCTTCAACCCTTTTGGTCGCAGCCTCAACCTTTCGCAAAGGATTGATCGCCTTGGCAGCGCTAACAATCAGCTCAACGTTGGATACTGCCACGATCTAACAAGCGCTCTTTACATATTATCGCCGCATCCTGTTGCGCTGCTGTATGCGCTCTTGCTCTTCTCCTTTTAGCGCAAAATAAGCCGCATAATAAATTAGCTCCGCATCGGTTAATTCCGTGCGAAGCCGACTAACTGTCATCCCCAACTCGCAGGACAGAAAAAACTCAAAATTGAGCCAGCTATCCTGCTTTAATCGTTTTTTGCTTCGTCAAGCCCTGCATCTTCACCAACTCCAAACAAAAACAGTTCAATTTCATTTAACACGCTTTCGGGAAGCTGACGCTGAAGTTTTGCAGCATCAGCAGCGGCAAAGGCTTTACTGCCATTTTCAAGCTCTGCCATTTGACACAACAGTTGAGTGCTGATGTCTAAAGCTTCTTCAGTACCGGCAAGACCTTGTGCTTTCTTTCGATCGGCACGAGTAATTGGCTTGAAGAACAAATCGACGACCTTTTGCCCATCAGCATTCTTCAAAGTGAACTTGCGACGCTGATTAAGGTCGAATGCGTCAGCGAGTAAATCAACTGTGCGTTTTTGCGCTGCCATCAAAAAAGCGGGCGAAGAACCTTCAACCCGCTAACGTTAGCACTAAATGGAAAAAAGTAAATTATTCCAGGTTGCCAGTAATAGTGCCACTGGTTTGGAAGCTACAGGAGACAATCACAAGATCACCGACGGTAGAAGTAATCTCCATGTCAGTAATGATTCCGGCAAAGCTAACCGAATCAGTGCCAGAGGTAGTGCCAGTCGTAAACAGCTCAAAAGTAGCGTCTGCAGTGTCTGCAGTAGTCAACACATCCTCAAGGAAGCCAGGCTGGCCGGTCGCGTCAGGATCGTAAACGAGTTCTACAGTGCCGGTGCCTTGAATCAGACTGCCGACATAAGAGCGAAAAGTGTTGCCGTGAACCGTAGTTTCAAGCGTGTCTTTAGTGACAGTCAAGCTCCAGCTACGTGTGCCAACAACAGTTGCATTGGTGACGCCATCAGCAGCAAATTGGACGGCGCCCTGTTCACCTCGAATGGTGGCCATGGTCAGAGTTCCTCGATAAATTCAAAGGTCACACGGACCTGAGTTTGAAAGTAGCCCTCGGGTACAGGCGTAGCCAATACTGACGGGCCGTTGGCTGCATCGAAGTAAACCCCCGACACGATGACCCTATTGTAAAGGTCTCTCACACGCTTAGCTATCACATAATTTGCGCCAGGACCATTTCCTTGCGGTGTAAAAATGTTTAGCAACAATAGGCCGACAACGCGATTTCTAGAGTCAGTCGTCAACCCTTGACTAAGGTATTCGTTCTGGCCAAAGCTGACTAAACATTGAACCCATGATGCATCAACTGCTGGCTCATAATCCATGTTGTGAAACACAACAGGGATTGCCGGAACGCTTGCAAGCTCAGTAGCGAGCCTGCTTTCAATAGTTGCGCGAACGCTGTTTAGATCTACGGCTGCCATCAGCTTTTGCGCTTAATACGTTCATATTCTGCCTGTGCATAAGCTTCAAGCTCTTTTGCTATAAGCTCAGGGAATCCAGGCTTCGTTCCTTGTCGTGTGCGATATTTGCGACCCCAAGATGCAGGCAAATTTGTACCGTACATTACGGGCTCAGCATATGGGAGATTGTTACTGATTGTGCCTTTCTTGGGCTCAATTTTTGTTTGCCAATTACCGCGCAGTCTTCCAGTATCAACAGGCGTTTCTTCTTTTAAGCGGCCTTCAGCTTCAAGCGTCATTTCACGTACAAGCTGATCAACCTGATCGCCCATAAGGCGAGCGATTTGATTTAACTTGACAATGCGTGCCATGATCAAACCCTCAGAGACAGGACATAAACAATCGCAGTGTTGTCTTGCTCGATCGTTTCAATCTGCACAATCTGATGAGTCACGCCGCCAATCAAAACCCGATCATTGGTCTCGGGAGTGCTTGTCAGATCCTGTGCCGCAACAGTTAAACGCTTATCACCAGCACGCACAAGTTCATTGACATCACGCTGATTAACGTCTTCTAAAACGCCTTTTACGCTGTCGCTGCTGCTGCTCGTTGTAATCGTGCCGCTTGACGTGTCATAAGCACTAGCAGTCACAAAGGTGACGGTGACAGTGCCGCCAAACTTAGAGATGCTTTTGCTCGCAACCTTTCTGAGCGAATTAGCAAGTCCCATCAAATTCGATAAGCAATACAAGCTCCATTCTGGAGCTGAATCGACGTAAACACACCAACTAGATGAAAACCAGCCGGGAACGTCTGGCCTGCAAGCGTGTTGCCCGTGTAATTTTCACTGGCAATAGCCGTAACAGTCGTATTTTCGTAGAAATCAATATGCTTAAAACGACCCGTATGGGCCACGCTGTCAGTGATCACTTCAGCGCCAAGCGTGTAGTCAATGCCTACGTCGCCTTGTCCAAATCCTTTTGCCATGATCAGAGCCTATAAGCGATAACAGAACCGCTGGTCAGCGTGACGCTAGTAATTACGCCGCAGATCTCACAATCGGCTTTAAGCACGACAGCGGTCAAGGCATTGCCGGTGATGTCTTCAGCTACCAGCGTGGCCACCACAGAATCCTCAAGCGCGACAACCTTGCCAAACCTGCCGGTATGGGCTGCAGTGTCGCTGATATATTCAGCGCCGGGATACGAATAGCCCATAATCAGCTCCGTTTGACAGCAATGTTGCCTGGTCCACTGA